TCAACGGCTCTTTCGGAGGACTGAGCTATAACAATACCGTGTACGCCTTCATCCTGGGCTTCAACCACAACAGCAGCGTGGAGGGCGGAAACAGCATCCACTTCCAGTTCGGCAAGACGGCGGCTGGTGTGGACATCGCGTTCGTGAACAGCTACGGCTCGACCGGCACGGGCTTCTGCATGAACACCAGCAACACCAACTCCGGCGGATGGAACAACAGCTATATGCGCAAGACCATCTGCCCGGCGTTCCTGGCGGCCCTGCCGACGGCCTGGCGGAACATCATCGCGGCCTGCACGAAGTACAGCGACAACACGGGCGGCGGCTCCAACACCGCGAGCTACGTGACCGCGACCTCGGATAAAATCTGGCTGCTGAGTGAGATGGAGGTCCAGGGTACGAGAAGCTACGCCAACAGCGCCGAGGCGAACTACCAGAAGCAGTACGACTATTACAAGAACGGTAACAGCAAGGTCAAGTACCAGCACACGGCAACGACGAGCGCCTGCATCTGGTGGCTCCGCTCCGTGCGTGCGAGCGACACGTTCATCTTCTGCTTTGTGTACACGGACGGGTCTGCGAACCACGCCAGCGCCGACAGTTCGTATGGCTTCGCGCCGGGCTTTAAGGTGGCCTAATCCGAAATCAGGCATCGAAAGTGGAGCGGTGGGGGCGCAAGCCCCTACCAGCGAAACGCCAAGCACCGAGTACCCAAATCAGCACAGGCCCCATCCGGCGGGAGCGGCAACGCTCCTGCCGGTGGCGGGGGCACCAAACCGGAAGGGAGAACACCGAAATGGCAGTATACAAATCGCGGCGCAAGGACGCGGCGGCACAATTCGTGGCAGACGCACGAGAACTGCGGAAGGCCACGGTGCGCATCGCACGGAAGTTTCCGGCCAGCTACAAGTACGTGACCACGGGGCCGCTGCTGCAACTGGCGAGCGAGGTCTATATGAACGCGCTCAAGGGAAACAGCATCTACGTCCACAAGGACATGAGCGAGCGGGACTACGAGCTGCGGCACCGCTATCTGGCGGCGGCCACGGCCAGCGCCGACGCGCTGCTGGGCGAGATCACCTTCTGCTATGAGCTGGTGGACGACGGCAACAACTTCTTCCGCAACAAGGAGGAGTACGAGCGGACGTTCCAGACCTGGACGACACTGGCGAACAATGCGCTGTCGCGCCTGCGGGGTGTGATGGACAGCGACAAGCGCCGGTGGAATGGGTACATGAGAGACCGGAAAGCAAAAACACCATAAATCCCCGTAGGGCAAGTTCTGACGGCCACGCCTGCAACTGGTGGCTCCGCTCCGTGAATGCGAGCAACACGAACAACTTCTGCAATGTGAACACGGACGGGTCTGCGAACAACAACAACGCCTACAATTCGAATGGCTTCGCGCCGGGATTTAAGAACAACCTGGGGCCTGAACAAGTAGCGAACTGCGAAGCTGTGCCCCAAACCTTAAAGGAGAACTTGACCCTTGGAGACTGGCCCGCCATGCGCGGGCTTCATTCCTTAAATCACCACTCGATACGGAGGCCCGGACGCTTCTTGCATGGCCGGGGATTTACGGCGGCGTTGCCCCGGCTCCATGAGCAACCGTTATGCAGCTACTTCAAACCGCTGCGGCAGACGACGCAGGTGCGGGAGGTCATGCGACCCGCAAACCGCGCGCCAGACCGAACGCTGTACGGGTGGGATACTGCATTGGAGGCAACATGATTGAATAGCCAAGAGAGGCACGAGGCCAGATACCAGCGGCGAAAGGCCCGGCGCGAGCAGAGGGCGCGGGAGGCCGGTGGAGCGAGCTTCGAGGAGGTCATGTCATTCGGGAACATCTGCAAGGCCGGAAAGAGCTGCTGCGACGGAGCGCGGTGGAAGACCTCCACCATCAACTTCGAGACGAACCTGCTGGGCGAAGCACAGGCGACCTATGAAACGCTGCACTACGGAAAGCGCGTGTTCAAGGGCTTCCACAGCTTTGCGACGGTGGAGCACGGGAAGGTGCGGAACATCGACGCGCTGCCCATCCAGGAGCGGGCCATCCAAAAATGCCTGTGCAAGAACCTTCTGACGGAGGTTTATTCCAGGAGCTTCATCTACGACAACAGCGCGAGCCTGAAAGACCGGGGCATGGACTTCCAGCTCAGGCGGCTCAGGAAGCACCTGCAGGACCATTACCGGCGGTATGGGACTGGGGGCGGTATCTACCAGTTCGACTTCAAGAATTATTTCGGGAGCCTGCCGCACGAGGAGATCAAGCGGCGGGCGCGGAAGAAGATCATGGACGACCGGTTATACACATTGTTCTGCGACTTTGTGGATGATTTCCGGCTGATGAAGACCGCCGACAAGGAAGCACACCGGGGCGTGGGCCTGGGCAGTGAGGTATCGCAGATCATCGCCCTTGACTACGCCAGCCCCATCGACCATTACGTGAAGGACGTGCGCGGCATCCACGGGTACGGGCGGTATATGGACGACGGGTATGTGATCAGCAATTCCTTGGAGGAACTGGAAGACATCAAGCGCAACCTGTACCGCCTGGCTGAGGCGCTGGGCATCGCCATGAGCGACAAGAAGAACATCATCACGCCGTTCCGGCACCACAGCTTCACCTTCCTGAAAATGCGGGTGACGCTGACGGAGACGGGCAAGGTGGTGATGAAGCTCAGTCGCAAGAGCATCCGCGCCATGCGGCGGAAGATGGATATTTTCCGGCGGTGGATGGACGAGGGCCGAATGGGACCGGAGGACGTGTTCCAGTCCTATCAATCGTGGAGAGCGCACGCGAAGCGGTGCAACAGCTACGACACGCTGCGCGCCATGGACGAGCGCTTCACGCGGATGTTCGCTGAGGAACTGGCCGGGCGGCGGAAGCCGTTCCCGTGCACGATGAAAGCCACACGGACCGGGTGCGGCTGGATATACCGGCGGCACGGAGCCGTCATTGAGGAGGAAATGTGCGCATGAAGTACATCACACACAACAGGTTCAAGAAGCTGGCCGCCTGCGGCGAGGCCGTGAACATCCCGTATGGCACGGAGATGGAGACGGCGGGCGACTTCATCATCACCACGGAGGGAAAGCCGATCTGCTACGCGACCAGCGAGGCCGCGAAGATGCACTTCGCCCGCAACGACGACGGGCAAGGGCTGGAACGCGGGAGGCTGACCTGGGCCATCGCGTACTCCCGGCGGGTGCGGACCGGCCCGAACGGACGGCAGCAGCGCTTCACCGAGGAGGAGATCGAGCTGCTGGAACGGAAGTGGGCACATTTCCTGCGGCAGGATGTGGAGGTCATTCTGTTCAACGAAGACTTTTTCGCGGCGGCGGTGCCGGAGCTGAAAGAGCTTGCGGACGCGCTGCACATCAAAGTGAGGAGGTAAGACCCATGTATGCAATTATCAGCAAAGGCGAGCTGCTGGCCCTGTGTGAGCGTCCCCGCTATGTGAAGCGGAACGAGGAGACCGGGGCCTATGTGGAGGCGGCGGAGGCTGAGGCCATCGGCATCGCCGTGGGCGGCGAGGTGTACAACCTGCCCGGCGGCACCGCCATCCCCGACGCGCCGGAGGCGCTGGCACAGGAGGGCGAGGCTGAGGAGTATGTGTTCCGCAACCACGCCCGCATCATCGAGAACGAGGAAGCGACCAACGCCGCCTTCGTCGCCATGGAGGAAGCCATGTGCGATATGGACAGCTCCTCGGAGGAGCGGCTGGCGGCGGTGGAAGAAGCTCTTTGCGAGCTGGACAGCGCTGCAAACGGAGGAGGTGAAAACTGATGAACGCTATTTGGGCTAATCGACTGGTGGCCGGTACGCGCAAGTGGGCCGAGGTGCCTGCTTCCCGCAAGGCTGGCGTCAAGGCGGAGCTGGCGAGCCGCGTGGAGAACGGCAAGATCAGCGCCGAGCAGTACGAGGAGATCACCGGCGAGGTCTATGCCGGTGAGTAATCTCCAAATCATCGAGGAGCTGTGCGGCATCTGTACCGACCTTGCGAAGATCGTCACGGAGCAGCAGAAGCTCCTCGCGCAGCACGACGCCATTGCGCTGGCGGAGGACATCGACCGGGTGAAGGTGCGGTATACCGCGCTGATCGGAAGCGGAGAATGGCCGGACGAGGCGCTGGGCGAAGAACTATGATCGGCGGGGGCCGGGTGGGATAGCTGCCCGGCCCTCCCCTGTATCGTCAACAACCAGGAAAGGAGGGTGCCGTTATGGACGACCCCTATATCTCACGGGCAGAGCACGAGGAGTTCAGCCGCCGTCTGGCGGAGGAGAACAAGAGGCAGGACAAGCGTATCGAAATGCTTGAGGAGAACGTGCGCGAAATGCGGGCGCTGACGAACTCGGTGGAGCGGTTGGCGACCAGTGTGGAGGACATGGTCAAGGAGCAGGAGAAGCAGGGCAAGCGCCTGGAAGTGCTGGAAGGACGGGACGGTGAAATGTGGCGCAAGGTCGTGGGCTACATCATCACCGCCGTTATCGGCATCGTGATCGGCTTCGTGTTCCATCAAATCGGTATGTGAGGAGGGCGGGCCATGAAGTACGTGTGGGTAGTCATGGCCGCCTTTTTCTTTGGCCTGGGAGCGGGCCTTCTCCTCTGCAACAGTACGATCAGCCATTTGCGCCGCAGGCTGCGCGCCCTCCGGCTGAATGGCGATCAGGGGAAGAAGACCGAGACCATGAAAAAGGTGGTCTGGATATGCCTGGGAAACGGGTTTGCGTGGATATGGTGCAGCTATGTCCTCGCCTACCTGGGACGGGAGCAGATCGCGGAAACGCTGTCGTCGGTGGCCGTGAAGGAGATCATCGGCGTGGTGCTGGCATACGCCATCAAATCCGTCCTGGAAAACCTGAGCAAGAACAATCACTGGCCGGATAAGCCGGACCCCATCGCCCCGGCGGCGGAGGAGGAAACGGCGGACCAGCCAAGCAACGACCTGTAAGGAGGGCAAAAACGGAATGACTGAAAACCAGTTACGCCAGAAGGTCGTCAAGATCGCGGTGAGCTATCTCGGCTGCAAGGAAGCGGACGGGAGCCACCGGAAGATCATCGACCTGTACAACAGCCACAAGCCACTTGCCAGAGGCTACGCCGTGAAGTATACGGACGCATGGTGCAGTACCTTTGCTTCTGCCGTCGCCATCGCCGCCGGGCTGACCGACATCATCCCGACGGAGTGCGGGTGTGAGAAGCACATCGCCCTGTTCAAGAAGCTGGGCGCGTGGGTGGAGAACGACGCCTATGTGCCGAAGCCGGGCGACTACATCTTCTACGACTGGCAGGACGGCACGAACTACGCCACGACGGACAACACCGGCGCGGCGGACCACGTGGGCATCGTGACCGAGGTAAACGGCAGCACCATCACCGTGATCGAGGGCAACATGAGCGACGCCGTGGGGTATCGCCATATCGCCGTCAATGGCCGGTATATCCGGGGCTATGGCGTGCCGAAGTACGCCAGCAAGGCCACGGGGACCGACGCCGGGACGACCGGCGGAGAGACCGGCGGGACCGGAAACACCGGCGCGGGCACCTGTAAGGCGGGCGACATCGTGAACTTCACCGGCGGGAAGCACTACACCAACGCGAACGCGGCCAGCGGCACGGCCTGTAAGCCGGGCAAGGCCAAGGTCACGCAGGTGTACCAGCCGGGCAAGGCGAAGCATCCGTATCACCTTGTCGCCGTAAGCGGCGGCGGAAGCACCGTGTATGGATGGGTGGACGCGGCGGGCATCGGCGGCTCTGCCACCGGCGGGACGCGCACGCACACCGTCGTTCGCGGGGATACGCTGTGGGCGCTGGCAAGTACCTATCTCGGAAGTGGGAGCCGCTACAAGGAGATCATGCGCCTGAACGGCCTGACTTCTGAGATCATCCATGTCGGGCAGGTGTTGAAGATGCCTGCCAAATAAGAGAGGAAGACGTTTATGGAACTGACGCTCAATATTTCGGCCATCGTCGCCATTATCGGCGTGCTGACCGTGCTGACCAACATCATCGTGGAGGTCCTGAAACGGGCCACGTGGGAGAAGATGCCCACGAACCTGCTGGCGATCATCGTCGCCATGGTGCTGACGCTGGTGGCCTTCTTCGGGTATATGGCCTTCATGGGCTACGCCGTCATGTGGTATTACGTGGCCGCCGCCGTTGTGGTGGGCTTCGCGGTGGCCTACGCTGCCATGTTCGGCTTCGATAAGCTGAAAGAAGCGCTCGGTCAGATCAAGAAAAATAATGAATAAGTGAGAAATCCCCCGGCGGAGGTCCAGAGAACGGACATCTGCCGGGGGATTTTTTGTTTAGGCGCGCCTGCTCAGGTACAGCACGTGCGAGATATAATATTCCAGAGTGAAATCGCTGTCCGCTGCGACGTTCTGCTCCATGGCTTCACGCATCGCGGCGGCGGTGCTGCCGTCGAAGTCGTCCATGGTGAACAGGTCCACAATGCCGGGGCACACGATCTGCTCCTGGCACACCTCTTTGAAGCGGAAGGCAAGCTCCGTGCGCTCCTGCTCCCCTCGCATCAGTCCGGCAATCAGGCAGGCCCGGAGGGTACGGCGGAAGTTTTCGGAGTTGCACAGCTCACGCATGGGGTAGCCCGCGAGAAAGTCGAGGCGGCGGAATGGAACATCATAGCTTGCGAAGATGGTGTGGGTCTTGCCGGAGGGGTGAACATAGCCCCACCGACTGTCATAGTCACGGTATGCGGCGACGGCTCCGGGGTAGTCCGGCTCCTTCAAAGCCAGCGTGGCCCGGCGGATAGCCTCGGACAGGTTGACGCCGTGGGCCGCGATCAGCGCGGAACCGGAGGCGGTCAACTCCAACAGTCTGCGGCTGGGGCTGATACGGAAGCCGTCGGCCAGAAGCCGGGCGGCCTGCTGCTCCTTGGTGCCGCCGAACGAAAGGCCGCGCTTGCGCAGAAGCTCCTTCATGGCGTCCTTCGTGTAGAGCACGGAAAGCGTCTGACCTGCGTCCGCGTTCTGCACGAAGCCACGTCGGACCAGAACACGCCGGACCTCTGCCTTACTGCCGAAGTCTGAGGCGTCCAGCACATCCGGCGTGAATGGGCGCGAGCGCTGTGGGTCCATGAAACGGATGGCATAGAAAACTGCCCTGGGGTCGCGGTGCTCGCCTGCCGCGATCTCTGAAAAGGCCGGAAGCACGGCGGGATACAGCAGATCGGCGGTGTGCGGGACGCTGCCGGAGCTGTTGACACGCGCCGGGGGCTTACGAAATGAGAATAGGCCCATGTTCTCCCCTCCACATTTTTTATATTTTTGCGTATTTATGGGATATTACCATAAGAATATCAGAGAATATGGTAAAGTCAAATAAAATATGGGAATATCACATAGCGAGGAGAGGCGAACACTTGAAGATCATCAATCTGGACGGACGGCGAAATGTATCTGGCGAGCGGGTCCGGCAAATGAGAACGAAGAAGCGTATGACACAGGCGGACTTGGCGGCGAAGGTGCAGACCACGGGCGTTATCCTGGAACAGGACGCCATAAGCCGCATCGAAAGTGGGAGCCGCATGGTGCAGGACTACGAGCTGCGCGCCCTGGCGGAGGTGCTGGGCGTCACCTCGGACTGGTTGATGGACGAGGAAGAAAAATAATTATGCCGTAGGCTTAAAGCCTACGGCATTTCTTTTTGCGGCGCTCTGAGCGCTTGACATTCTGCGCTTTTATGGGTTATTATCCCCGAAAAAAGAAGGGAGTGCCCACAATGAGCAGCGAAAAAGGACGGAGATTTTCCCATCTGCGGTGGAAGGACCGGCTGAAAATTGAAAGAATGTTGAAGGAAGGCCACAAGGTAAAGGAGATCGCGGCGGCGCTGCACGTGGACAGCACCACCATCTACCGGGAGATCAAGCGCGGAAAGACGGTCCAGCGCACGACGGAGCTGATCGACCGGGAAATCTACTGCCCGGACGTGGCGGAGAACAAGTACCGGGCCAACCTCGCGGCCAAGGGTCCGGCGCTGAAACTGGGCAACGACTACAAGCTGGCGGCATACATCGAGCAGAAGATCGTGGAGGAACGGTATTCGCCGGAGGCGGTCCTGTTGAAGATCAAGGAGGAGCGGCTGACCTTCTCCGTGACGCTCTCCAAGTGGACGCTGTATTCCTACATCACCAAGGGCGTGTTCCTGGGCGTGACGAACAAGAGCCTGCCGCGCAAGGGGAAGAAGAAAAACAAGGGGTATCGGAAGGTCCGGGCCGCGCACCTTCCACAGGGCGACAGCATCGAAGACCGCCCGGAGGAGATCGCGGAACGAGCGATGCCAGGAGACTGGGAGATGGACACGGTGGTATCCTGCAAGAAGGATGCGGCCCGGCTCCTGGTGCTGACGGAGCGGATGTTCCGCCAGGAGATCATCATAAAAATGCCGGACGGCACTACTCAGAGCGTCGTCCGGTCGCTGGACAGGCTGGAAAGGAAGCTGGGGTCGCGGATGTTCCGCCGGATATTCCGCACGATCACCGTGGACAATGGCAGCGAGTTCGCAGACTGCGAGGGCATGGAGCGGTCATGCCTGACAAAGCGGGCGCGGACGCACATATACTATTGCCATCCGTACAGCGCCTTCGAGCGCGGCAGCAACGAGAACGCGAACAGCCTTATCCGGCGGTGGCTCCCGAAGGGGACGAAGCTCTCTGAGGTATCACAGGCGGAGATCAAGCAAATCCAAATCTGGATGAACAACTACCCAAGGATGGTTTTAGGCGGGCGCTGTGCGAACACGGCGCTGGCCGAGTGGATGGCGGCGGAGGGCGTGCTGCTCCCGTTCGTTCATATTTAAGAGAAAAACGCACGCATAACACACGAAAATAACACGGAAATAACACGATAAAGCATAGGCTACCGGCGGGACTTTGGCGGG